GAATACTTTACAACCTCACCACGCATAAGCGTGTCACCACTAGGACTGGTAATTGTTTCACCAACCTGAAAAGTGGTAGGAGCAGGATCTGTAAATCTTATAGTAGGATTAGTGTAACCTGATCCACCGTTTGTAATAGTCAGACCGTTAACTTTGCCGTTGTTGCTGTCGACGGTCGCTGTTATAGCGGCACCAACACCAGTTGAATCTATGATAGTAACTGTAGGTGCCACAAAATAGTTATTACCGCTATCTGTAATATTAAGACTTTGCAACGCGCCTGAACTCAAAGTTGCACTCGCTTGAGCGCTGTCTCTTGTGTTATCAAGCGTAAGCACATACTTGTATGCATACTTTGCTTCTAAATCGTCGAGTACATCGATACCAGTGTCCATGTCTTCGCCAGTGTATTCGAATAACTGGCATCTTAATTTAAACACAGGCAAGTTACTTAACTGATAAAAAGGCTGTTCATGCTCGACATGCGTTATTTGAAAGAACTTATTGCTCATCGGTAAATAAATTACGTCACCTTCAGCCGGTCTCTCAACAGTAATCTCGTTATCATACCTTGCTACAGTATCGGCCCATCTTCTTCTAGATACTACAAACGTTGCCTCGTCTCTGATCTCTACACCAAATCTCGTAAACAAATCTCCCTCACCATCGAACCCTTCTGTGTTTTCGATATACATTTCAAGCATGTATGATGAATTAAAGCTTGATACCGGATCGTCGCCAAGTATCGTGTCTTCGTTGACTATGTCGCGTGGAAGATAGAATACGTCTTGACCATAGGTCTTGAGCGCCTCAATGACTATGTCTTCATAAAGGTTCTGTTCTGATCGTACTTTTTGACTGAAGTATAAGTTTGTTGCCATGTCATCCTACGAAAAAGTCTGGTGGAAATTCGTGTTCTAATCTCAAGTTCTCTCTAAGAGTTGCGATCTCTCCAGTCGCATCATCATATATCTGTCTTCCGTTTAAAATGACTCCTCCGGGTAGTTGCATTCCTTCAAACTTAATTAAGTTCATACCCCATTGTTGCTTAATCAAAGCCGTGGTGTATTCTTTCACAAACATATCGTTAAATATTGAAGTATGATCGCTGTCGTTAACTTCTGAGTAAACCTCAGCTACGATAAAATCGCCTTCTTTAATATCACCATCTGCAAAGTCTCCAAAAATGTATAATCGATTTTGCCTTCTTGCAAACTGAACCTGCGGATGACCATTGAGTTTCATATCCAAAAGCGATAGGTATTGCTGCATTTGCTCGTAGTATGCTAGGTCTCCAGCAAAATTCATCAAATCTGCAATATCGTTTAACATCATTTGGTATTTAATATCAAAAAAGTTTCTTGAGTTATTAAACGAACTCGTAAGTGGAAACATTTTTGAAACAAACAAGATATTACTCGCTAAAGTAATATACTCATTAGCGACATCGGTGGCGGTGATCTGATGTTTAAGATACGTTCTTATAGTAGCATCAGAATGAAACTCACGATAATACTGTAGCGCCTCGTCTACGCGATCTTCCACTTGATCTTCGTCAACGTTGACTTCGATAACTGGTTCGCCAAGACGTCTTTTACAATAATCTATAAGAGTTGCACGTGATGATGGAACTGCCATTTTAAAATCCTTTTATTCTATTTATAAGGACCAGCTAACACCGCTAGCTGTTGTTGGTGTTTTCATTGCTGCTATTTGTGCAGCAATGCCATCTTCAATGCTCTTAACTTCATCTGCGCCTAAGGCATCTTTTGCCCACTGAATCGCATCAGTTTCTTTAATATCTTTATATGCTATAAAAGCTTGTGATCCTAGTGTTACACCTACTGATCCATATGACGATCCTGTGTTTCCGTCACCGTCTGTTTCTTTTGCTCTCCAATGAATATTTGTTACCACGTCAGCTTTATCGCCTTGTTTAATATCTCTATCCATTGTTGATACAGTCCATGTTACTGCCATTTTATTCTCCTTTTAATGTTTTCACTTCTGTTTCTAATGTTTCAACCTTTGCAATCAGTTCTTTGATTGCCCCTGTAAGAACTGGTATCAAAGCACTAACATCTATCGTACTCATGGGATGTTCTTTTCTATTTCAGCTTGTTGATCAGCTGCCGTCATAACAATTTTTAAATCATATGCTTGAGCAATCTGTTTATCAACTCCGGTTGCTATTGCTATACCTTTTTCGTTGCAATGTGCTACTAACTTTGCAATGATTTGATCTTGTGCAATTCTAGCACGTTCGTGTATAGCATTATCACACCAATCTTGTACTGAATATGCTATATGTTCTAAACACTTCATTTGTGTGTCTGTCACCGTTACTTTTATTTCTGCCACTTTATTCTCCTATCCTAATAAATAACCTTGAAAACTCAGTTCTGTAGCATTACCATAATATGTAGCATTACCTCCAGCAAAAGTAACATCAACGTAATCACTAGCAGATAATTGAAAAATTTGTGTTATAAAAGCACCAACGTAAGTTGCACTAGCTGGAAACTGATAATAAGAATAAGCTATTGATGTACCATTTATTCTCATATAAGGATAACCAAGACCATTGGCAGCACCAATATTAATTATACCCATATGAACATGAAATAAATATCTTCCTGCTACTGGAGCAGTAAATCTATAATTTGAAGTATTATAATGATTACCTATGTTATGACCACCTGAACCAGAAACACTATTAAATTGAACAGGAGAAGTAGTTATATATGCACCAGTTGTACCCATAGCTCTAAAAGACGGATTATATGGTTTAGTTACACGACCACTAGCATCAACCTTTATTCCATTTGGAGTAGTTACGTTACCTCCTGCGCCACCATATGCGCCAACGCCTATATTTAAAGCATTTGCATCTGCTCCAAACCAAGCACTTCCTGCTGTTGTATTTGTTCTACCTATTTTTAATTGAACACCGCCGTCTATATACTCTACATCAAGTGGAGACGAAGGACTTTGTGTACCTACACCAACAAAACCATTACTACCTTGCACAAAAAGAGCATCATCAATAGTGTTTGATTCAACACGAAAGTCTCTGTCAATGCTATCTTCGTTAAAAACTATTTCAGTAGGTTTAATGTGCATAGTAGTATCAACACTTCCTGCTGTCATAACTTGAAGAATGTACTCACCATCTTCCGTGCCATCAGAAACATCATTAGCTTTTACGTTTACAGTAGCATAATTTACATCTTGACTATTGTCATTACGACCTCTAAAGTCTAGTTCACATAATAAATCACCATCAGCTGGACTTGCTGAGTTTCGATAAAATACTTGATGAGGCCCTATACCTGCATCTGCATCTGTTGATACAAGTTCTAACTGTGCAGTATTATCAGCAGTAGTTAATGTTGCAGATGAACCAGTTAATGCACCAGTAACGTCAAGTGTCCCACCTACAGTTGCGTTACTAGTCACCGCAAGAGTATTACCTGTCGGCACTGTTACGGTGGTACTTTGTGCACCTTGTATTTGATCTGTTTTAACTATTCCTGTCATATTCTTTCTCCTTTTATGTAGCTCTATAAATGACAGAACCAAAGATTGCAGTTTGATCTTTAAATACATTGTGATTTATCGTCTGTGAATGTCCTGAAGTAGTCATTCCAGAGAAATATATTGAGGAATTATTTGCATCAATTCTTGCAGTAAGCACAGTTGCATTTGTATGTATATTAGAAAAATAAGTAACTAAGCCTGAACCAGAAGCAGTAGTATTTTTTGAAGTATATGGCAATCCTCCCATTAAATATCTGACTGAACCCCCAAAAGAATTTACACTTACGTTAAAAAATACTTGGACTATTTCACCAATTTTTGTATACCAACCAATTCTATTGCCATAGGTAGTACCTCCTCCATCAACACTTGGTGTCCATTGCCCCTCTTCATAGTCATCAAACAATTCACTATTTGTAGTAGGAGAGTTTTGAGGAGCATTTTGAGTTGCACTAAAATCTATCCCATGACCACTTGCTACTACAAGGTTGCCATCAGTAAGAGTTAGTCCATTGGCTACAGTTAAAGTTCCTGAACCATTTAACGTCATGTTTGGTGTGTTATTACCAGTTCTAAATTTCATCTCTTCACTAGCATAAGAACCATTATGATCGTAGGTTATTCCACCATCTGTTGTTGAACCATGAACAAAGTCTATTTTACTGTCGTCACTTGTGCTACCTGCTGTAATACTCATTGTTGCATCTGCTGAACTACTAACACTTACACCAGTAGACGTAGTTTCAAATTTTTGCGAACCGTTATGATAGAGTTCAACCTCACCATCAGGTTTGGCAACAATCATATCAGTAGTGCTATTTGGTTTTTGTAACCTAATCCAGTTACCTCTGATATTTAAAGCACCATCTTTTTGTATAGTAGCTTGTCCACCTATCATACTCAAAGAAATAGTACCAAGTGTAGAAGAATCTGCAGTTAGAGGACCGCTAATAGTTGCAGAATCAGCATCAATAGTACCAGTTACATCTGCACCATAAGCTGTAGTTTTTAATGCTTCACTTCCATAATGAAATAATTTTGCTTCACCAGTTGAGCCATCAGCTTTAAAATAAAGTGCTGTACCTCCACTTCCATCGTCAGATCTTATATCAACATCATTATCATCAGCAGTATTTGTTATTTGTACACCACCAGTGGAGTTTATGAATTGTAAGTTAGAACCAGAATGTTGTACATAAGCATCACCACTAGTGCCGAAACTGATTATTGAATTATCAACTAATTTAATTTTATATAAGCTTGAATTAAATTCGAGTGCTTTGTCTGATTGATCAAACAATATAGCGCCAGCAGAATCAAATGTTACATCACTTGCTACATTAAGTGTACCTGCCATCGCAACATTACCATCGAATGTACCACCCGCAGACTTACTGACGGTATCTGCAACGCTAAAAGCGTCATACACAGTGATCGTAACGATATCACTCGCAGCCGCGCCTTCGGCAAGAACTACTGAAGTTCCTGACGTAGCAGTATAGTCGGCAGGTGCGAGTAGCACGCCGTTCTGATACACGTCCATAAAGTTAGCGTCAGTATAAGAAAGAGTAATACCTTCAGAACTTGCACCAGTAAAAGTCGTTTGACTTCCACTTGCAGTATAGGTATGTACTCTTCTTACACCGTTACTTGGTGATACACCAATGTATGTCATTACTTCTCCTAGGTTACAGTAACTTCAGAATTTTCTTTCTCTTTCACTGATTCAATAAGTTTATTCGTAAACACGCTCTTTGCCACGGTCACCTGATCGAGTTGAAATTTTAAATTTGTCTCTTTATTCTGCAAGTCTCTGATTTGATTAACCATGTAAACCTGCTCCTGAGCGAAATCTTTAATGTCGTGTTCTTTACCATCAATGGTTATAATATTAGCTTGATTTTCGTTTTCCATAATCTTTCCTTTTTATTATATAGTAGAATTAGCTTCAGTGAATGTCTTATACGCGGTCTTTACTGCATCTGTCCACGCCGCGGTAGCAATCGCTTGTACGTCCGCGTCTTCGCCAGATATGTCTGTCGCGTTATGTGTCCAAGTCTTCTTGCCATCGCTGTCCTCAACGAATGAAGAAACAAAAGGTTGTAACACATGTCTGTGATAGTTCCTTGAAATCTCTTTACCGTCTTCTTTAATCACGGTTGCGGTTCGAACTTGTATGTTCCATTTATTTACGACTTCAATCTTGTCGTTCTCGGTTTCTTTGGTTATCGCCATTTTTTTCTCCTTTGTCCGTCTCTAGAATCCACTAGAGATATAGGCTATTTATAATCATCATTTTATTAACTTTTCAGTGCTTTTACTTCTGCTTCAAGTGCGTCTATTCTTGTAAGTGCTTCTTGTAATGTCTTTGTTAGAAGAGGTACAAGTTTAGCTTGGTCTATACTTTGTGGGTCAACACTTCCATCTTCTTTGGTTGCATCTTTTTCGCCAAGAATTGCTTCAGGTACAATACTAGAAACCTCATGTGCAAGAAAACCATCTACTACATTATTATCTTCATCCATTGTAAAATTAAATCTACAAGGCTTTAATTGCTTTAATCTTGTAGTCGCATCAAAATCATACGATATATTCTCTTTTAATCTATAGTCTGAGGTTGTGGCGTATGTAGTCGCTGAAGATGTATAAGAAATTTTACCTACTTCTCCACCTGCACCATTAAGAATATACATTGCATATCTGATACCACTACTTCCATCAGCATGAACACCATAAGCAACCTGATTTTGTCTATTACTTTCAACAATTATACTATTTTTACTGCTATCTGTTCCAACTTTAAGATGTCCTACACTAAATCCACTAGTGCTTGTAGTCGTGGAGTTAATAGCCACATCACCATTTGAAAGTATTCTCATGGCTTCTGTTAACGAACCACCATTTGCTCTTGTAGAAAAAAGTAAATGTGCTGAATCAGTAGCATCTGCTCGTATTGATTGTACTCTGGCGTTGTTGTTAGAACCATCATAAAAAGCAAGAATACCAAGTATCTGTGTGTTACTGGAAGTACCGTTGTTACCTATTTGAATACTTGCATAATCTTGAGCGCCAGTACCTACTAAAACTAAACCTGTGCGGCCATCTCCAAAATCAGTAATCAATGAGGTTCTGCCTATTAAAACATTACCATCTGCATCTATTCGCATACGTTCTGAAATATTATTAGCTGAAGAAGTTCTAAAAGCAATTATACCATCATCTTTGTTTGTAGTATCTGTACCAGTTTGAAAATTTATCTCAGCTACACTTGTACCATTCCATTTTCCTAGAAGTTGATTAATAGTATTTCCTGCGCTACTTCTGTTAGCATCAGCAATAATTGCATTAGCTGTATTACCAGTTGATTTGATTGTAATACCTTCTGTGTGAGCATCTGTAAAAATATGGAGATTGTTTTCTGGGCTAGTTGTACCAATACCAACATTGCCACCAGAATTAATCCTAAAATACTCTGAACTTCCATCACTATTACGAATTCTATACTTATCAGCATTCATAATAATGTCGTCATTATTACCAAAAATTGCTGTTGTTCCACCAGTATTCTGTAGTGTAATTTTTACTTCAGCAGTGCTAGATGAATTGAGATGAAAAATAGATGATGGACTAGTTGTACCAATACCAACTTGTTCTGAACTGTTAATGGTGATAGCATTTGCATCAGCATTATCGTCTATGCCAATTGAGGTAAATGCACCAGCAACATCAAGCGTGCCAGTAAGATTACCGTCAGTAAGTATCTTTGCTAATTCTCTTGATCTTGTCATTATGTAACTCCTATAAAGCGGATATGATGAAAGCTAATAATTCATCGTAATTAACCATACACCTAGTTCTTTCTGTATAACCATCAGTTTTTTCATACTTTTGATCCATGTATGTATAAGCATCTTTTGCTTCTATATTATTTGCTTTATCTTCTTTTACTGCATCTACAGATATTTCTTTTTCCCACCAAGTAGTTTCACTATATATAGAATATCTGTGTGCATCTAATCCCTCTGATGAAAATGCTTCTTTTAATTCTTGTGCTATGACACCGATATGGATTCGAGCACCGTCACCTTTTTCAGCAACTCTATCTTTATATCTAAATTTTTTAATAAGACCCTTACATTTAGTTGCAACTTTTTTTTCTGTTTCTGTAAGATCTTCTATATCTTGCTTTTCGTTTCTATCAGAAGAGGTAAATGAACCAGTAAAATAAGCATGACGAAATCTTACTGTTGAATAACCAATATCTATTGCACCATCTCTATTAGTAAAACCAGCAGTAGGACTACATGGTATTATTGCATCTAAGTTAGATGCTATATAAAAACCAGTATCACCAGCCGCTCCAATCCCAAATGAACCATTAGTACCGATACTACCAACTACACTACCATTATAACGGAATCGTATTATATCACCATAATCAGTTGTTCTATTTACGTCCATGGCGTCACCTGCTGAACTGAATTGAGATGTTCCGTTGCCACCTAATCTTACACCTACAGTTGTGCCTTCAGCAGGACTTTGATTAGTAGTTCCTACAAGTACATTCCCCCCATTTTTTATTCTAAGACGTTCCGTATTATTTGTAGAGAAAATCATATCAGCATTTGAGGTATTATTTATAAGCAGTTGTCCACTTGAAGGCACGCCTATTGTAGATGTACCTGATCCAGTTCTTTCTAGTTTAATTTCTAAATCAGCTGCTTTTTCTATATGAATATCACTATCTATAGTGGTAGCACCAATACCCAACTTACCAGCTGAACTAATACGCATACGTTCTGAACCAGCAGATATAAATCTCATAAATTGAGAACCATGACTATATTCAAAACCACCATCATATTCACTTGAACCCGATGTTCCATCTGAAAAATATAAAGCACCGCTATTTGATGTTCCTGACCTAATTGTTATGCCATTACCTGCACTTGTATTTCCTACTGTAAGCTCATCTGCACCAGCAACACCTTCAGTAGTTGTGCCAATCATAACATTACCACCTGAACTAATACGCATACGTTCAGTGGCACTAGTGCCAAAACCAAGTGTATTTGCAGAAGGTACAAACATTCCATTTGCACCCAATGAACCTGATGTTACTGCAAAGTTAGGTGCAGCAGCTGACCCTGAAGCTGTTCCAACATAAGTACTTGATGAAGTAACTCCACCAGTAACAGTTACACCACCAGTAACAGTTACACCACCTGAAGTCGTTTCAAACTTTTTGGCATTATCGTAATAAAGATTTACTGCACCATCAGCTATAGCAGTAACCATATCTTCACCAGTGTACTTTTGTATTTGTACTCTAGCATTACCTCTTAGATATAATCTACCAGTACCAGTATCATCTACGTATGAATTAGACTCATCATGGTATATTTCTAAATCACCACTAGCACCAAGTTTTATCTTATCATTATCACCCATGTTAAGATGGGTTTGTAATGTAGTTTCGCCTTGTACGTTAAGAGCACCACCAATACCAATATTTTCTGAACTATCTATAGTAATAGCATTAGCATTGGCGGAGTTACTGATTCCAGTGATTCCTTCTTTGCCTATCTTTGTTAATGCCATTCTTTACTCCTTAATCTTAATTAGTAGCGTATGTAAGGGCTCCATACATGTATCTAGCATTGTCAAATTCATTTGGTACCACATAACCAGAAGCCGAACCAGAATGTATAAAATAAAATTGAGAATAATTAATCGGTAAATATATAAAACATCTAATATCAGATTGGGAACTATTATCAATCCATACTTGGCCAACGACTGCAGGCATTGCACGATGAGCGAAAGGTAGACCCGCACATATCATTGGTGCTGCGTTACTTGATGCGTCACTTTTTTGAATATAAAATTCTATATGGACAATTTGTCCAATTTTTCTATAAATTGCAGGATAACCACTAGGAACAGTTGTGCCTATATTACTGCTTCCGTCAGTAAGTTGTGGTGTCCAAGTTCCTTCTTCATAATCATCTAGATGATTTGCTGAACCAGTGCCGCCTAAATAAATACCGGTACCTACCCATATATTTTTCCACCTTCTATTGTTTGCACCTAAATCTGTAGTATTATCTCTTGTACCACCTGTAGAAGCACTTGGTGCAATTTCATTACCACCATTATTAAATAATAGATTTGTTTCTCCAGTACCAACTTGAATATTATTGAATCTTTCTTGTATACTTCCAACGGATGTACCATCATGTCTTATATCTAAGATTATACCACTATCAGTTTTTCTGTTAAGACCAAGAGGATAATCACCGTCAGCAACAAAAATATTTTGTGCTCCACTTGCAGTAAATTGTGCTCCGGTGTTAGCATATCCAGTTGCAGTTCTGCCGATCATCACAGATCCATTTTCATCGATGCGTACTCTTTCAGTTGCCGCCGTAGATAATGTTAAATGATTAGTTCCTGATGGACTGTTTTGTATTATTTTTAATCTTCCAGCGTCATCGTGTACTATGTAAGAATAATCACTACCAGAATAATCTCCATTACTATCACCGTCTAAGAAAATGGCAACTCCACCAGCATTAGTTGAACCAACACCTATTCCAACATATCCAGCACCCCTAACATCTAATTTAGCAGTTGGTGATGTGTGTCCAATGCCAACATTGCCGCCGGTATTTACCATAAAATTGTTTTGCCAAGCAGAGCCAGTCCAATGCTGTATTCTAAAATTACCAGAGCTATCTTGTGTTAAATTATTATACCTAGCCGTGGTGCTGTCATCTAACCTAACTCCGTCATTATTTACATCAGCAATGTCACTAATTGTAAGACGGCTACCACCACTAATTGTACCATCACCTTGAATATTAAGACCGTCTGCCGTCACCGTACCTGTTACATCAAGAGCAGTAGCTGGAGAATTTGTGCCTATGCCAACATTGCCTGATGCATTGATACGTACACGCTCAGAACCTGCAGTTCCAAGTGTTATAACATCTGATCCAGGAAATGCTATTGTAGTGTTTGTGTCTGCATCGCCTGCTATTGAGTCTAACTGAATACTACCTACATTAGTTAAGTTGGCATCACTCATATCTAAACTACCAGTAACATCTAAGTCACCACCCACGCTAACATTTCCACTAAATGTTCCACTCGTTGCTGATAACGCGCTCGTTGATGGATGCGTTACTGATGCGATCGCTCTTGATAATGTAAATACGAATATGTTATTCGTGCCTGCCGATGGTGCGGGACTGAATGTTAACGTTGTTCCACTTACCGTATAGTTTGCCGTGTCCTGAATAACACCGTCAACCGATACGAGTATCTCTTGCTCAGAACCTATTGCAGTTGCTAAAGTAAAAGCAGTGGTACTATTATTGCCGCTGAATCTTTGTACCGCTGGAATTGAAGAGAATCGACTTGGTGAGGTGTTTCCAATATATGTCATATTATGTAATCTCCATAATACTCATAGTAACTGAAACTTTGTCTGCAACCGAGCAATCAATTTGAATTCGGTCTGTTGTCTCTAAGACGACTTTACTTCCTGACAGTATCTCAAGTGAGCTACCAACAGGAATCGGTGCGTCCTTTAACAAGAATGTAGTCGTGTTCGTGACTGTTCTACCGCCTCCGCTTGTGTCGGATACGAGTTTGACTGATGCCGTTACCTGTGCGGTATGCACATTTGCTAGCACCATTCCGAGTATCACAGTCGTCGTTGAACTCGGTACTGTATATAGAGCTTCAGGTGTACCTGCACTCGCCGGCATTACATCATGTGAAACTACTTTAAATGTGTTTGCCATATCTTTTTCCTCTTATCCTAACGCAATTGCTAACGCCACAGCCGTACCGGCAGGATCAGCATTAATCTCACCGTCTGAGTCAAATGCTATGTTTCTTATGATTTGTTCGATTTCACCGGAAGAGTCAAATGCGGCAGTTCTCGCAATCGTTGCTACTGCGGCTGAATCTAAAAGATTTGTAATTGTTTTATTGCCGAGCTTAATTGACTCGGTTACTTCAAGGCCGTTCTTCACCTTAAAGTTATGGTGTTGTGCGGTTGGCATCGGTTCACTCTCCCCAATGGTTTATTCTATTTATACAAGTTTATGTTTTAATTTTTACCTTATGGTTTTGTAGGCCACTTAACTTCTTCAAGTGTTTTGTATGTTTTAGTAATATCTCTTAGATCTTGTCTATACTTAAGCTGATCTGCTGTGGCTGGAAAATCTTGTAGTCCCCATAAATCAGTCTCTTTAAGTTTTTCATTTCTTTCATGTCTAAGAAAATCTATGTCTGAAACTACAGGTTCTAAATCTTTTACAACAATTTCATTATTAACCAAAGTATAAGTTTTTGTTTCAACATCTAAATCATCTGCCACTTCTTTAACGACACTTTTTTCATTGAGCTTAATTACACTTGTATCACTAGTCGGATCATCAACTGTGTAAAATTTTAAATTATTATTTTCAAAAATTAAATAAGCCATTTGTTAATTCCTAAGTTATACTGTCAATAATTAAATTACTTTTACCTTTGATTTCTACTAATGCTACCATTCCACCTGCATAAGTACCTGAAGTTTTGACAACATTAATTTTTCCATTAGCCGGCCTAGCAAAAGAAAATGCTCCTTGTGATGAACTAGACGCATTAGCTAAATTATATTCAGAAAAAACAGCTTGAGTTGTCATTGCTAGATAGCTTTTTCTGTGTAAGTGATATCCACCGCTCCAGTGAGATGCAAAACAATTAAAGTGATAGTTTCCATTACCAAACCCGCTGATTGTTATAGTATACGTCTGATTACCCATCATACTCATCGCGAATCGAAATACTTGAAAGTCTTGATGACCATAAGAGTCATAGTGTTGAGTTGCAGTGTTGTTTCTCTGATAAAAAAATACTCTTCCATCTTCATTAATACGCATACGTTCTGTAGAATTTGTTGCAAATTGTAAAGGTTGACTGGCAAATGTTCCGACAGTCACATTACTTTCACCAGCATTATTAGCAAATGCTTCTGCCGTGAAGTAACCAATATAGTTATTACTTCCGGTACTTCCACCTATAGTAACAGTTCTCATAAACTTACCGATACCATTAACATGTAATGCTCTTTGAGGCGAGGTTTCACCAATACCAACATTACCAGCTGAACTAATACGCATACGTTCTGCTCTTGAGCCACCACCTCTTGTACCAAAACAAAGTGAAGCTGCGCCATCACCAGTTCGTGTGGTAGTAATTGAAGCTGAACCATTTGTGCCAACAAGAAATTGTAAACCAGTTGCTACATTATTTGTGGTGTTATTGTTTTCAATCTTTAACAAATTGTAAGCTTGATCAAAGTCTGATGAACTGTAGGTAGTGTTATTGTCTGCTTCTAAATGAAGTTGTCTATCAACTGTCGTTGCACCAATACCGACTCTGCCACCTTCTGACATATCAATTCTTAAGGCTTCTATAGTAGAACCACCATCATTACCATTAATAACAAAGTCTTTGTCTTGAACTGATACGTTAATATGAAGATCAGATGAATTGTTTGCAAAATTTGCTATTTGTGTACCACCATCAAAAAAACGAATAACGCCATCGTCAGCATCAAGAATTATATTACTCGCTACATCTATAGTTAAGCTACCAGTTGAAACATCTATCTCTTGGCCATCTATGGTTATGTTATCTACATTGACACCTGCATTAGCTGTAACTGCACCTGTAACACCAAGAGTTCCGCCTATAGATATATTTGTGTCTACTTTGGCTGAAGTAACTGCGTCATCAGCGATCTTTGCAGTTGTTATTGAACCGTCAGCGATAATGGTTGTGCCAGAAGAATCAATTAATCCAGGTACTACTACGTTTCTATCAAAGTCAAGGCGGTTATCATGTACCGATACCGCTTTCCCTAGTTCTGCTAATTCTCTTGCTTTTGTCATCTCTTATCCTGTTCTATATGATATATCAAATATTATATAACTATTACTCGCTATATTTCCATCAGTTAACGTTGTAACACTTCCGCTATTTGTTATTTCTCTAAAATCAAGTTGCGTACTACCTACTACAGTTGCTAGTGTCATAAAGTCTGCAAAACTAATATTTTGTGGTCTAATGCCTGCTGCAGAATATGAGTTATTATCGTTTGACACTGCAAATGGTAAGCCACCAATAGTAACATTTCCACCAGTAAGATTAGAACCATCTTTTCCGTTCATTGCTGCAAAGCCATTACATATAACACGATTACCAACTTTTGTATAAGTTCCAGACGAAATACTATGTGATATTCCATTACTATTACCGCCAGTTTGAAATACTGGACTAAAGGTTCCTTCTTCATAATCGTCAAGAGCATTTGCGGCTGCAGTGTCTGAGCCAAAACACAATCCATCACCAGTAACTCTTGCTATTACCCCGTTTGAAG